GCTTGGCACAACAATCCATCCAGATAATTTAAAAGCAGTTATTAATGATCCGCCTGATATTGTGAAAACTGAAGTTTTGTGTTTATGGGTCGATACGATCAATTCAGCTATTGATGTTCAAAAATGGAATTTATGCCAGACTGACCCAATACCATTAGACCCTGACAAAGAAACTTGGTTTGGATTAGATTTAAGTCCAGATCGTAAATTTGGTGCATTAGTGGCTACTCAGAAATTACCAGGAGAGAAATTTAATTTAGTTTTACTCCACACATGGTCAAATGATTATTCAATTAATGATTTAGCGGTTGCAAACGATATTGCACCTTATGTTAGAAAATATAATGTTCAGACTGTCGCATATTCCAAAAGGACTGCACAAGCCGTTGCGAGTCGGTTAGTTCCTGCTGGAATTCCCATTACTGATATGGATGGGGCGATATACGCTGAATCATGCGATCGATGGTTAGGCGCAATCAATTCCCATCGATTACAGCATGGGGGTCAAGAGGAATTGACTCAGCAAACACTATCCGCTGCGAAACTGCCCTATGGGGATGGGTCATGGATCATCGGTAGGAGAGCAAGTAGAGTCGCAGTTTGTGCAGCTGTGGCATCTGCTTTAGCTACTTATTTCGCGACACAAATAGAAACTGAAATAGACATACAAGTCGGATAAATAGGACTTATGGTATATTATGTACCAATGGGATTATTCGATAGATTTCGGGCAACTCAACCAGATAATTCAGTTGATGTAGCTGCTGCACTTTCACCTTATAACGCGCAACAATTAGTTGGCGGAATTTTATTTGGAACAACAACTGCAACTCGCGAACAGTATATGGCCATCCCTTCGGGAGCACGCGCAAGAAATATAATTTGTTCAACAGTTGGATCATTACCTTTAGAACAATATAATCATTTTACAAATGAACACATAAGACCAAATCGTGTAATTATGCAACCAGATCCAAGAGTTGCAGGATCAGCAATATACGCATGGATTGCTGAGGATCTTTTACTATACGGAGTTGCGTATGGAATGGTAATGGATTCTTATGCTTCAACAGATGCTTCAAGAATTCGTGCATGGACAAGAATTGCACCTAATAGAGTATTTGCATCATTAAATGGTAACTCAACAGAAATTGAATATTATACAGTAGATGGAAAACGCGTACCGCCATTTGGTATTGGATCTTTAATTGTATTTAACGGATTAGATGAAGGAATATTAAATCGCGCAGGTCGCACAATTAAAGCTGCTGCTGAATTAGAAAAAGCAGCTGAAATGTATGCCAAAGAACCAATGCCACAAATGGTATTAAAATCAAATGGCACAAATTTAACACCAGAAAGAATTACAAAACTTTTAGAGTCATGGAGAACATCAAGACAGACAAGATCAACTGCATTCTTAAATGCTGATGTTGAATTACAAGCTTTAGGTTTTGATCCTGCCAAACTTCAACTCAATGAGGCAAGACAGTACCTCGCTTTGGAAATTAGCAGAGCATCCGGCATTCCTGCATCATTTGTATCTGCTGAAACAACATCTATGACTTATTCAAATATGACAGCAGAAAGAAAAGCACTTATTGACTTTTCATTACGACCAATTTTAACTGCAATTGAACAAAGACTATCTCAAGCCGATTTCTGCCCCAATGGTATTGAAACTCGATTTGATATTGATGATTTCTTGAGAGGTTCAGCATTAGAGCGTGCTCAAGTTTATGAAATCCTAAACCGCATTGGCGCGATGAGCGTTGAGCAAATCCAAGAGGAGGAGGATCTAATTCGATGAAAATTAGTTATCCGATAGAAATAACCGCAGCTGATACCAATAAGCGCACAATCTCAGGAAAGATTGTTACATGGGATGAGCGAGGATCAACAAGTGCAGGATTAACTGTATTTGAAAAAGATTCAATTGATTTTTCAAAGCCAGTTAAATTATTGCTTGAGCATGAGCGAACCAAACCTCTAGGAAAATTAATTGACATAACTGCAACAGATACAGGTTTAGAAGCTACATTCCGTTTGGCTAAAACTTTTTCTGCGGATGACGCGCTCGAGGAGGCCGCTACTGGGCTCAGGGACGGCTTTAGTGTTGGAGTTAAAATTAATGAATGGAAAAATGAGGAAGGCGTGCTAAGAATTAAATCAAGCAGCCTTCAAGAAGTTTCACTCGTTACAGAACCAGCAATTGACAGCGCAAGAGTCGCTGAAGTTGCAGCTAGTGAAACACCAGAGAATTCCGAAGCAACCGCTGAGGAAACAACAACAGAGGAGAACAAAGTGTCAGAGATTACATCTGAGGCTCCTATCGCGACCGAAGCGGTAGAAGCGGCACAAGCTCCAGTTGTAACAGCTAACTACATGGCTTACACAAAGCCACGCGTTGATACAAATGTTACAGCAGGACAATATGCAGCAGCACAGATTCGTGCAATTCAAGGCGACAACGATGCACGCGATCTACTTGCAGCATTAGCAATTGGAACAGTTTCAGAAAACACAGGAATGGTTCCACCAAATTATTTACGCGATGTTATTGGCGTAATTGATTCATCAAGACCATTCATCGATTCAATCGAGCGTGCACCACTCCCAGCAAGTGGATTAAAGATATTTACTCCTGTGCTTGGAAATCAAGCAATTGTAGGATTAACCGCTGAAGGCGTTGAGTATGCTTCTCAAGACACAGCTGTTACCTTCCAAGAGGATAATATCGTCAAGTTCGCGGGCGCAAATGTGTTTAATCAAGAGGTCTTGGATAGATCAGACCCTAGCATGTTAGACCTCCTTATAAGGGAGTTGGCCGCATCTTACGCGCAAAAGACAGATGCTTATGCAGCACAAATTGCATCAGAAGCAGCAGCAGGATCATCAGGCGCAACAATCTATGCAGCAATTGCTGATGGAATTGCAGATGCTTATGGTGTTATGCGCTTTACACCAAATCGCTTAATGGTTGCTCCTTCAGGTGGAACTAACGGCATCGACTTTGCTGGATTACTTGGTGCAGTAGCAGATGGTCGTCCACTATTTGCAGCAGCAAATCCTCAGAATGCCAATGGTTTAATTACTCAGGGCAGTACAAATGGTACAGTTGCTGGATTAGATCTAGTTGTAGATCCTAACTACACAGGTGATAATGCAAATGCTAAGCACGCATTAATTTACCCATCACAAGCTATGAGATTCCATGAGTCTGGAACATTTGAGATTCGTGCAAATATCGTTGCTAACGGCCGTATTGAAATCGGTCTATATGGTTATGTTGCAGTAGTTAATCGCTACCCAGCAGCGTTCCGTAAACTGTCAGTAGCTTAATTTAACTGAGTGCCTGTGGTTGCTCCCGATCACAGGCATCCTTTAATGGGAGTAAGGAGATGACATGCCAAGCATAATTACAGCCACCGAGTTGAGAGCTGTGCTTGGTGTGTCGTCTGCTTTATATGATGACACATATTTGAATGGCATAATAGACACAGCAGAAAATACAATTCTGCCAATGTTGGTTACATTCAAAAGCCCAATTCAAAAAACAGTATTAAATGATAATGTTGCCACATTTGAAACACTTGGCGTACATGAATTTACCGAAGGTCAATCAGTAGTAATCACGGGATGCGGAACACCTTACAATGGAACAAGAACAATACTTGCAGACAATCTTGGCGCAACTACCTTTTCAGCTGCTATCACAAATGCCGATGTCAATGAAGCAAATGTTATTCCAAGTGGAACTGCCACTTTATCTGGAGCATCAACTTATGTTGGAAACCAATCTGTTCGCTCCGCTACCTTCGTAGTATCAGTAGAAGTATTTCAATCAAGAGTTGCAGCCGGTGGCCAAATTGAAGGCGTTGATTTTACAGCTACACCTTACAGAATGGGTCGATCACTTTATTCCAGAGTAATTGGAATTCTTGGGCCTTATGTAGATGTTGAAGGTATTTGTCAATAATGGCTAACGAAACAATACTCGAACAAATCCGCACGCCTTTAGCAACTGCTTTATCTAGCGTTGCAGGTAATGTTTATTCTTTTGTGCCTGAAACAGTTATTCCGCCAGCAGTCGTAGTTGTGCCGGATTCACCATACCTAGAATTTGAAACAATTAACAAATCAAACATTAGATCTAAAGTAAATATGACTATTACAGTTGCAGTTGCTTATAACAGCAATCCTGCATCGCTCGACAATATCGAGCAGTTAATCATAAGTGTTCTGGCAGTCATTCCAGCAGGATATATTGTCAGTTCGGTCGAAAGACCAACAGTTACAACAGTTGGAGCAAGTACGCTGCTTATAGCAGATGTTCGAGTTTCTACCTACTACACAAGAACTATATAAGGAGTAATCATGGCAACCACAGTAATCACCGGTCGTGATATTTCGCTGTCTTTCTCAGGTGGAACAGACATCGAAGCACAAGCGACTAATGCAGTATTAACAAAAGTAAACGAGCGTCAGGCGTATCAAACACTTGATGGCGTTGCTTACAAAACCACAGATATTTCCGGCACTTTCCAGTTAGACATGTTGGCAGACTGGGGCAAGGCAAGCTCAGTATGTGAAGCAATTTGGACAGCTGCCGAGTCTGCTCCAGATACAGGAATTGCAGTAACTTTCACATCTGCAACAGGCGCACAATTTGTATTTGACATTTTGCCTGAGTTTCCAACAGCTGGCGGATCAGGAATTGATGCACAGGAAGTTTCATTTACATTCACTGTTAAAGGTGGAGTTGTAACAGAAACATTTAGTTAAGATCTAACAACGGGAGCAAAAAATGAAAACATTTATTACAATTGAATATAACTCAGGCGAGCAAGTTACTTTGGTAGCAAAACCGCCTGAGTGGGCAAAATGGGAAAAGGAAACTGGCAATACCATAGGTCAAGCTAAGGAAAAACTAGGCATGTGGGATTTGATGTTTTTAGCTTATCACGCACATAAGCGAGAAGCAGCAGGCAAACCAGTTAAACCATTTGATGCTTGGATGGAAACTATAGCCAATGTCCAAGTCGGTGATGCAGACCCAAAAGTTACCGAGCAGGAAGCCTAAACAGATTATTGGTTCAGTTGGCAATAGCCACACAGATTCCAATGAGCGAATGGGTTGAAGCAGAGGATATTTTAACAGCAATAGAGATATTGGAGGAACAGTATGGCAAGTAGTACTCAACCTTTAATAGTCTATGACAAAAAAGAGTTAAATCAATTTGCAAAAGTTATGCGCTCTATGAGTGATATTGCTGTTAGTGAAACTAAACGCAGAGTTGGCGAGTTGGCTCAAAAAGAATTAACGGAAATTCGTAGAATTGCTAATTCAAGAGGTAAAGCGCCGAGTCGAATTGCTCAGGGCGGTAAAGTTAAAAAATCATCCTTACTTGGTGAAATTCAATTTGGTTTCGCAAGCCAAAAATTTTCGGGTGGAGCAACAACTCAATTTAACACTAGAAATGATACAAAAGGTAACAGACCCGGTATTGGTGCAGCATTTGAATTTGGATCAAAAAATTATCCGCAATTTCCTGTTTGGTCTGGTCCAATGCCTAAAGGTCCGGGATCTAGAGGCTGGTTTATTTATCCTACAATTAGAGCTTTACAACCTACTATTATTAAAGAATTTGAAGATATAATTTTAGAAATTAGAAAAGAGTTTGCTGATGGCTAGTAATAGTAGAACTTTAACACTTGCTCTTGCAGCTGATATTGATAACCTTAAAAAAGGACTTAATGATGCTGAAAAGGTAGTTAATAAATCAGCAGATCAAATAGCAGATTTTGGTAAAAAGGCGGCAATAGCATTTGCAGCTGTTGGAGCAGCAGCAACCGCATTTGCAGTATCAGCCGTAAAAGCAGCAGCTCAGGATGAAGTAGGTCGAAAAAAACTTGAGCAAACTATTAGATCTAATACTCGAGCCACCGAGGATCAAAT